AAGCTCTCACGGCTTGTTATGGGTAGTCAGATCTTCCAGACTGAGGTCGGCAAGTATTCGACTAGTGGTGGACCAAACCTGATTCGGAACAGTGGTTATAAGGATGGGCTGAAATATTTCTTCGGAACAGCCAATAGATTTAGATTAGGCACTCACCCATTTTATTACAACGGTAGCAAGCCAATCGCTATTATCTTCAACGATTCAACCAACGAAGTCTTATACCAAACAAATCGTTTTGATTTAGAACGTAATACTGATTATGTCCTTAATTTTAGATGGTTTAACAATTCAGCTCTAACTTCTTGCGAAGTATTTTTGCTAGGCAGAAAGAAAGACGAAACTCAAAATTATACAGCGATTAAGCATCTATTAAAACCTACCAAATTATCGAGTCAAGGAGTTGAAGATGTTTCACTCACGTTTAATTCTGGCGAAATTGATAATGCTTACGTGCGCTTTGATAATAATGGATCAAGCGGTGGACAAGCAGATCTATACATCGCCGAAATTGACTTATACAAAGGGACAAATAAGCGTCCATGGCAACCTGCCCCAGAAGATAGTGCAGAACCTATTGAAGCGGTTCGGACACAAATGAGCCTGCTAGCTGGTTCGTGGGCCGTGAAGAATCTCAACAGCGCCGGGGACGTGCTGAACTCGATCAATGTACTGGCAGATGGATCTAACCGAATAGACGGACGATTAACGCATATCACAGGTCAGACCGTTATTGACGAAGCCGTGATCGATTCCGCAAATCTAAAAAAAGTTTCAGCTAGTAAAATATCTGGTGGTGAGGCTGATTTTGCTAAAATGAGCGTTATCAATTTTGACGCTAAAAACGTTACGTCTGGGACGTTTACAGGACTCACATTCAGGGGCGGTCTGATCGAAGGGTTAAACGGCAAAATGAACATCGATCTGCAAAACAGTCAAATAAATATATTGGATAATGATGCAGGGATCAATCGGCAAAAAGGAGGATTTCCTTTGCAGTTTATCAGGATGATAAACGATGACCAGATCACTAATCGCGGGATTAAGAAATCGACTCTAACGATTATCGGTTCAAATCGTGACGGGACTGGAGTGTCACATAATAGCGGTTTTGCTGGTTTTAGAACATATAACAGCGCTACTGATTCGCTTTCTGAGGTTGTTGGTGATCAAGTGCTTATTATGACTAATAATAGTATGCGTAGTCCGTGGATCTTTAAAGCTGCAGATCATACGGACAATCATCACAGATTGATACCGTCGAACGAAAACGGAACTAGACATTCGATCGGCCGAAGTGACAGGCGATTAAGTGAGATCCACGTTGACGAAATTTATGTAAATGGTGTACGTCTTAAAATGGCACTTAAAGATATGCTTAACCGCATGGGTTATCGTGGTACTGGAAATTGGGGGGATAATGTAAATTGATGAACGAACAAACATATCAACGAACTTTGAATAAAATTAGTTTTAGGCTAGCAAATTATGAGATGGTATCAGCGCAGTTTGAAGCGCTTTACGAAGAATCGCAAGAACAATGTAAGCGAGCTAACGACTTACTAGCTAAGTTTGACAAGGTTTTAGAGAGTGATCCAGCTCTCAAAGAATTGTTTGACGAGGCTTCCGCTAAAATTGAGGAGGTAAAAAAAGTAGATGGAATTTAAAGTAGTAAACAAGTTTTTGCAAGAGCAAAATAAGACCTTTGTGGCGATCCGCTGTCAAGATCCTTATACGGCTTATGACCGTATTTTGGAGGGGAACCACATGGGAGAAACGGACGAGACTTTGATCCAAGCTGTCAAAAAAATGGTCCAGATCGAGAATGATCCGTCTGGTGCTATGTCGTCCATGCAACAGCTTATTGATTTAACATCTCAAAAAACGAATGAGAATGAAACGATCGTTAAGCGAATGGACAAGCTACAAGCGATCTTCATCGAGTACACGATCGCGAGCGGTCATATGCCTATCAAGACCTACCAAGCTATTTCGGCATTGCTCCCAGAACTCAAACCTAAAAAACGGTATTTGACGAATGACATCGTACAAGCTACTTATCCGTATGATACCAATCCAAAATACCCGCAAGGCTCGCCTGTCATTTTAAAATTTATCGACAATTTTAACTATAATGACGATGGAGTGCAAGTACTATTGCAACGTGGCGCAGTGTCAATTGTTATGCCACAATTCGAGGAGGTGAGTGAATGATGCATTTTACACCAGAAGACATCTCGATGACCGTTGCGTTTATCGGTATCTTACTTGGCATCTACGGCAATTTTAAGGGCAATATCGTAGCGCAAGAGAAACGCATGGTCGTAATCGAGAAAGACATCGAGAGCATGCGTGACTTCCGTCTGACAGCGGTTAGACGGCTTGATAACCACGACGAACAGAATAAGTCTCTATTGATCTTAGCAGAGCAGGTTAAGGCTTTGAGCGAGGACATGAAGGAGCTTAAGGCCCTTATCCAGAGCAAAAATTAGGGAGGTGATGTGATGTCGAGTATCATGACGAGTATTCGGCAAGTTGACGGTGGGAGTGTCATTAAATCGGGTGACACTTCTTCTGTTTTTAAGTTTGAGATTCTTGACGATGATTTTGTCAAAAAGGACCTCACAGGCACAGGGAAGCTGGCTATTTTTAATTCTAAAAATGTGATCCTGTACCAAGATGTAACGGTCGAAAACGGTAGCTTTAGCTTTAAATTTGACAAGGTTGTAGCGCCTGGATATTACAAGCTAGAGATCAAGCTGGACGGCTACGTGTTCCCAACAGGCGACTTTGACATTCGTGTACGACCATCGTTTAACCCAGCAAACAGCGTGCCAGAATCGACCGAAGACCCAAAATGAAAGCGTTGGCCGAAGAAGTTAGGAAGCAGTTGGGCAACGTTAAAATAGACGAGCTTCCAGACCTATTGACAATTTACAATTTAGCTAAAATTTGAAAGGAAATAAAATATGGCAGAAAACAAACTTGAAGCAGTAGTGGTTGCAATTGGAACCGATATTAAAAATTTGCGTAAGGCAGTTGACGACAAGGAAGCAAGCTCAGGAATCACAGAGCAACAACTCAACGAAGTAATCCAGCGTGCCAAATCTGAAATTTTGGGCGAAGGTGTGCCAGAAAATCTGGATACGCTCAAAGAAATCGCAGACAAAATTGCTACTCTCGGTGGTGACACAAGCGGAGCTATCGTGGCTAAGCTGACAGAGCTTGGTCTGAAGATTGACGCTGTAGCTGATGTTGACTATCTTGCGGCATATAATCAAGCGAAAGGAGAATAGTACGTGAACTTAATTGAAGCATTTAAGCAGATTGGACGAGACATTAAAGAGCTTTTTAAGCGAACTGATGCAATTGAAAAGAAGGTTGATGGTCTAAACACAACCTCAGATGGTAGCGTTGACATGACTCAAATCAAGCAGGACATCAACGATTTAAAGAGCTTGAAATGGTTTAAAGATTCTAACTCGTGGTCTAACTATGGTTCAGATAAACCTCACGTTTGGAAGGATTTAGAAGAAGCGACGGGCGATGTCGGAACTCCGTACATGAACTTGCCATTTTATTTCTTTAAAGACAAAGAAAGTGGCAGTATTAATCTATACGGTTTAGATAATCCACCCTTCTATATCGACCCAGAGACCAAGGAAGCTACTTGGACGGGCGATTACGAGTGGATCAACTCAATCACTGCCGAGAACCTGCTAGGCTTTGAATTAGCTTCTGTCCCAAAAGACTCTTGGGAATCCTATGACAATGGCAAAAACAAAGCCGAAGGGAACGAACGTCGCTTATTTGCTCGCACGTTTGGCGATACCAAGCAACAAGGCTTGTGGTATGTAGACGACGACGGGCACTTCCAGCGCTTGGTCGATACCGTGATTGAGCTCAAAAAAGAAATCGAAGAATTGAAAGGAAAACAAAATCATGAATAAAATTAATTGGTCTGTACGTTTGAAAAATAAAAACTTTTGGTTGGCAGTAGTGCCAGCTCTTGCATTGCTATTCCAAGCGTTTGCGAATATTTTCGGCATCAAATTGGAATTTGGCGAAACCATTGATAAGATCTTAGTATTTATCAATGTACTCTTCGCATTCCTTGTCCTTGTCGGAATCGTCAACGACCCTACAACCGTAGGATTGGGCGACTCAGAGCGTGCGCTTGGATATGAAGAACCTCACGAAGATTAGTATATTTTTGCTGGCAACCGTCTATTTTTGGGTGGTTGCCTTTGATTTTAGAAAGGAGCAGTAAATGGCTACTTTAAATGATATTTTAGGATATGCAGAAGGTCTGGCCGATGCTGGGACTGGCGTATCTATGAGCCAGTGGGGTATGCAGTGTGCTGCACTACCGAATGCAATCTCTACTTACTTTTTCGGCAAAACTCTCTGGGGCAATGCTATCGATCTACTCAATTCAGCCCGTGACCTTGGCTATGAGGTAGAATATAATCAAGAGGGCAACATTAACAGTCGTCCAAGAGCCTGCGCTGTATTTGTCCAAGAAACGATCTATCTATACGGTCATCCGTATGGTCACACAGGGCTGGTCATCGAAGATAGTGACGGATATACTATGCGTACCATCGAGCAAAATATTGACGGTAATGCTGATAGCCTTTATGTCGGTGGCCCAGCACGATATAACACCCGTGATTTTACTGGCATCGTAGGCTGGTTCTATTTCCCTGTAGATGACCAACCAGCACAAGTGAGTGCTATCACACCATCAGAGCCTCTTACGGTTGACTCCAATGGATTCAACCCAGAGACAGGCACATTCACAGTCGAAGTATCTGCTCTCAATGTACGGGCTTCTGCTGGACTTGCTGGTGAAATTGTGGCAGTCTATACTGCTGGAATGGAAATCAATTACGACGGCTGGTTAGATAATGATGGCTATATTTGGATCACATACATCGCAGGATCTGGCAATCGCAGATATGTCGCAGTCGGACAATCACAAAATGGTAAGCGTATCAACAGCTTTGGATCTTTTAGTTAGATATTAGTTCTTCCCCTCCATTTCGGAGGGGCTTTTTTTATTTTCTATTACAACAGACATTTTTAAAATTGTCTATTATAACGGCAATTATAGCCGTATTTACTTGAATAAAATAACCAATAGTGCTATAATAATTGTACACGGATTTTAAACAATCTACTGAATAACCAAGTGTAGAAAGGGTGACACCTTGCTTGGATTGTATACATAATTCCCGTTACGCTCTCTGTGAGATATTGCGGAGGGATAAGTAATTCTCTTTTGAGTAATTGAAAGAGATCATGAAGTGAAAGAAGATTGAGGGTGTATGCAGTAT